TGAGTTCCTTTCAATTTGGCCACGGGCAATCTTGAGGTTGGGCATTTGAAGCAAGGCTTGCCAATGCATTTCCAACTCTTCGATTTTCTCATCTTCACTGATCTGTTCCCAATCTGTCTTCTTACAGATGTGGCCCATATTCACAGTGAATATGAAACAGGTCTTTTGCATTCCAAGGCGGGCTTTCCGGGTTTCGTCCATGACACTCCCACCCGGTGCAACCTTATGAATGTTATCAAATCCTGTTACCTGCTAACACCGGTCACAACGGTACAGTTGCCCTTTTGTGAGTGTTATCGGCGGGGGCGTAATAGTCTCGGCTTTGCCTCGCCCAATCACTTCGTGATTTAGCCCCCGCTGGTTCGCGATCCACTTGGCGTCCCTCCGGGAACGCCAGGTGCTGCGAACCCCCCTCAGATCAGTCCAGCGGCCTGCTCGCCGAATGCCAGCGCAAGCGCAGCCATCAGACAGAGTTTGCAAAGTTGTCCCTCCCACGGAGAGACCTTGCCATCACCGTCAAGATCGGTCATTCCTCAGACTCCCCACGGGAGTCTCGGACCGCTTGAACATAGGCACGAATCTGCCTCTGTGTGAATTTCTTCACCGTCGGCTTCGACTTCTTCACCGACCGGCGGGGGCCGGTGGAAGTCTTGCGACCCTTCTTGCTGTATCGAGAAGATTTGGAGGTGCTGTATTTCCGAACCATCAGAAATCACTCCATCCTGTCACTCCAATAGTGACCTCAAGAGCGAACTCATCATCAACGGTTGTCAAGTCACCGTTGTCAACTGCTGAGTGAGTCAGATCCAACACCATGAGGCCTCCAAGGACCTCAATTGGTGCATCACCGAAATGAATCTCAAATGGTTGAGATTTAGGATCGAAAATGTCGAACGATGCGTTGTCACCGAAAATTGCTCGTTCGGTTGAAATCATGTTTGTCATGCTGATATCGACACCCATTTGGTTCGGGTAGCCACAGCGACCCGATGTCCACAATGCGTTGCTGTAGGTGTTCTCGTTTGTCAACTGCGAGGCCTCGTAAATATTGAACAATTCATGAAGATCCCATTGCTGCCCACTGAGCACCGAGAAGTTCTCAGTTGTTGCCAAAAATGTCTGATTGTCTGAATCCCAATTGAACCGCATTCCTTTGTATGTGCGGTTGTTGTCAAGTGGACCAAATACATCGCCAACAAGGTCTTCGCCTTGAGCGTTCTCGATTTGCCGTGCAAGTTGCATGGCACTGATCCGATGCTTGGATGGTGCCCAATGATGCAACTTCCCTTGGAACAACATTCCACCATCGTTGTCATTGGTGTCATCGATGTTCCTCAATGCCAATTTGATGTAATTCACCTTGTAGGTGCTCATCATACTCATCTGTCGCCCTAACCGTTGGCTGAGGGCTTGAGACAGATCAATGCGGCATTTGATATTATTCGACATGACTCCGTCATTATCGCCGGTCATTTGGTGGTCGCCTTCGTAGATATGCGCCCAAGTGCCAAGTTGGTCACTTGCGATCCTACTCATGAGGTGTGTTGTTTTCGCCATGTTCTTCATTTGGCGACGACAGCCTTTCAGCCTTCCTAATCTCAAGATGCTCAAACCGATTCCGGCATGAGTTTGAACTCTTGAGATGCCGAGTTACTTGGTTTGGTTGACCAAACATACGATTGCAAATCGGGCAATTAACCGGCATCACTCTTCCTCCACAGCACGACAATAGTCTTCTGATGGATCATCTTCTTCCTCCTCAGACCAATCATGGTCGATCGGGAAAGTGAGCATCATCTTGTAAGTTTCTTTGATGGCTCGGTGATGTGTGAAAAACACATCAGGAGCAACCCTGCATATCTCCTGCGGAGTCATGCCTGCCATCAGCATATGAACTGCTTCTTGCTTTGGTGTTCGATTGTTACCTTTGGGCTTCTTGAGCACCCCAAAGTTCTCCAGCGGTTGAACTCTCGTTTCGGCTTTTTTGCCGTAGTTCATGACCGCATCTTTGTTGCGGGCCGGATCGGCCCAACAATGCCACTTGTTTTGAAAAGTTTGGCCACGGGTGACGGACTTCCAAATGACTCCTCCGTTAATGTGGAGTTCACCATTTGAGTTCCTTTCAATTTGGCCACGGGCAATCTTGAGGTTGGGCATTTGAAGCAAGGCTTGCCAATGCATTTCCAACTCTTCGATTTTCTCATCTTCACT